TTTTATAAAAGCAACAAAAGATTCTTATGTATTTACAAGCGGTATAAATCTATCAGGGGAAGCATACTTTGATTTGGTCGTTATACCTTTGAAAGTAGTAATAAAGATTAAAAAACTAAACTAAAACTATGAAAACAATAAAACAAGCCAATGGATTAGAAGTAGTAGTAGAAGACGATTATACTCTTCAAGAAGGCGAAGTTGATGTCGTAGAATCTACTGTTAAAGAGGAAGAACAGGCAGTAGTAGATAATACAGGAGTAGCAGAGGAAGAAGATTTAGATGTTCCTCCTGAAGAGCCAGTGAAAGACGAGGAATAATTGGTGAAGCCCCACCGTTTAATAATAAATTAAAAATATGTTAAAAGAAAAAGCACAAAAAAAAAAATAGATGAGGAAAGAGAGGAAGCTGCTGTTAATGGTATCAAGCGTAGATTAAATCAAATACAAAGAAAAGAAAAAGATATAAAGGAATTAGAAAATCAAATTGAAAAGATAGAGAGTGGTGAGTTGACAGGAAATGAGGACTTAGATAGAGGATGTACAATATCAGGTACAGGTTGTATGACTCTTTGCTAGAGGTCGTAAATAATAAATAATTAATATGTTAGGAACAATTATAGAATTTCTTTCAGGCAAAAAAACTACTATAGCAACTATCATAGGTGCTTTAGTAGTCTTTAGTCTTGGTAGAGGATATATCGCCCAAGACGTAGCAAGTCTTATTTCAGCAATAATGGTAGCGTTAGGTTTCTCAATGAATGCTTTGACTGCGATGTATTATAATCAGGAATAAATGAGAACTCGTCTCCAATATATAGAACCGATAGAGCAGTATTACAAGCGGCTTTGGAATATCTCTGAAGCCGCTGTTACAGATTTTGTGAGGATGTATAACTCAAATAAAAACATCTGGAAGTATGATAGCTTCGCTAAATGGCTAAAGGATTGTTATAAGTTTGAGATAAGTTATAAACAATTTATGAGATTCGAAAAGTATTGCGATAGTTATGTAAGGCGAAAGAATCTCAAGTTATCTAAGAAAGTTAAAGTGAATTGGTGATTCATAGATGGGCAACATTCTTTTTATGAGAATGCTCTGAAGGTGCTTAAATAAAAGAAAAACCCATTTCAAAGAAGGCATAAAATTTGACAATGCTCTTTTTATTATGGTAAAATAGAGCAAGAAGTAAACGCAAATCTTATGATGGAAACTTCAATTATTCGGCTGTGGCGAAAGCCCTCTACGCGTAGAACCCCGAATACAAATAAAACCGCCCTTAATGAATAAAGGCGGAGTTATATTATAAGTTATTTTCCAAATCTATCACAGAACCAACAACCGACAAACAGGAAAGTTGGAATACCAATCATTAGATAGAGTAAGTTTAGGAATTGAGTTCTTGTTCCTATCATTCCAAGTATATTATACATATTAGTTTATTAAAATTGAGATTATAACACCGACCCAAAAGAATATAGTAAAGACGATTATTTGTTTGTAGAGATGTTTCATAGGTTAATAGATATATCAAAAGACGCAACGATAAATTGTTTAGCATCTTCACTACAAAGTAACTTGTGATATTCTTTCTGGATTTTAAGTGATCGCTTGTCTTTTAAGAATTTGACTTTATGATATTCATGAGATATTGGAATCCATTTTTTAAGAAATTCTTGTTTAGTCATGATTTTTAGTTAAAGATGGTGAGCAGCAGTAGGTGAGATAAGACAAAAATTAAAAATATAATATATAGTTCTTACTCTGTCTACCACTGCTCAATATAAGTATAAAGTATAAAAAAAAAAAAGTCAATAGGCAAAAAGTGGATAACTATTATGGATAAAAAACTAACAAAAGAACAACTACAAGAGGAATTAGAAATTTTAGAATTACAGAAGAGGATTTTAGAAGTGAAAAAGGAAATCAAAAATTTAGAGGATTTACAAAGTATAGTTATCAGAGGTGGTGAGAGTCAAACGATTTCTGATAGGGGATTTGCTTGTACAACCACACCTTGGTATATAGGTGGTACATATACATCTTGACATAATATATAAAAAATGGTAGAAGAAATAAAACAAGAGAATCATCAACCAAAAACAAGCGGAGATAATGGAATTATCAGAGATGAGAAAGGAAGAATTATGTCTGGCTCTGCTCCATTGAATCCTGATGGTAGACCATTAGAATCTATATCCATTACCACAGAACAGAAGAAATTCTTTAGAGAGAATCCTGAAGAGTTTGCTAAGTATTGTGAATCTATTAGGAAAGACCCATCTATGAAAAAAATTGTATGGAATTATTTAGACGGTATGCCAAAAGAGAGTATAAGCCATTTAGTAAAAGTAGAAGAAGTATTATCAGAAGACCAAATAAATGAGCTACTCAATAGAAGAGCAAAAGAAAATAATTCAAGCGGGGAAGTACAGCCTGATTGATTTTAGTATTCTTACAGATAGAAAATATAAACCTAATTGGCATCATGAGGTAATAGCAGAAGAGTTAGAGAAGGCTGAAAAAGGTATTTCTGACTGGAAGATATTAATCCTTATGTGTCCTCCAAGAAGTGGTAAATCAACAGAAACTACAATTAACTTTCCTGCGTGGTATTTAGGTAGGAATCCTGATAAAGAGATTATAACAGCATCATATTCATCTGATTTAGCAACAGACTTCGGAAGCAAGACAAGAACTTTAATAAGCAGTGATGAATATCAGTTGATATTTCCTAAAGTATCACTTAGAAAAGACGAGAAAAGTAAAGCAAAATGGATGACAGATGACGGTGGTAGTTATATATCAGTAGGAATTGGGGGTGCTATCACAGGTAGAGGAGCAAATATATTGATAATTGATGACCCTATTAAAAACAGAGAGGAAGCTGATAGTGCTCTTATAAGACAAAAGCATTGGGATTGGTTTACATCTACGGCTTACACACGATTAGAGCCAAATGGTAAGGTAATTCTTATCTTAACGAGATGGCATTTAGACGACTTAGCTGGGCGGATAATGGCTAATGATGAGTTTTCATCTAAAATGAAAGTTATTAAGTTTCCTGCTATTGCTACAGAAGATGACCAATATCGTAAAAAGGGAGAGGCACTTTGGAAAGCAAGATACCCAAAAGGTGAGGTAGAAAGTATCAGAAGAGGTATTGGAATATATGATTTTAGTGCTTTATATCAGCAAAGTCCCATATTATCAGAGAATCAAGAGTTCAAACCAAATTGGTTTATAGACAGAGATTGGCAAGATGTATTAGAACTTAATACAAGGAATTTTTTAACAATAGATACAGCAGTTTCAAAGGCATCTTCGGCAGATTATACAGGAATAGTGAGGAATTATGTAGATAGAGAGAATAAATGGAATATTAAAGCTAAGAAGATGAGGTTGAACCCTAAAGAGTTGATTGATTTATTATTTGCTTTGAATGATCAAGACAGATATGAAAAAATAGGGATTGAGAAAACAATATATCTTGACGCTATTAAACCATTTCTTGATGATGAAATGCGTAAAAGAGATAAATATTTGACTATTATTCCATTAGAGCATCAGCAGATTAACAAGGAAGTGAGAATTAGAGGATTGATTCCAAGATATGAAAGTAGGTCAATCATACATATTAGTGGAGAATGTGAGGATTTGAAAGATGAATTATTAACTTTCCCTAAAGGTACGACAGATGACGTATTAGATGCTTTAGCATATCAGACACAGATAGCAGAAGCTCCGCTTACTTATTATGATGAAGGATTAATGGTCATAGAGAATCGTCGAGAAAACCTAAGCAACGAG